CGCTGCATCGCTCGTCGTATCCTTCGAGTCGAGCATGGCTTTGTTCAAGCCCTTGAAGCCGGTCGTCAGATCGTCCAGGCTCACGCCCGCGAAGCCCGCCGCATAGTTCAAGCCGCTGATCGCTTCGGTGCTGGTGCCGATGCGCTGCGCGAGCTTGCCGATCGCGTCGGCCTGATCGACCGCCGCCTTGATCTTGTCCGCGAAACCTTTCGCGAAGTCCATCGCGAACTGCGCGCCGGTCATAACGGCGGTGGCCGCCGACGACTTCGCGATGCTGTCGAGCGAGGACTTGATTTCGGCCTGCGCCTTGCCCATGTCGGTGCGCAGGCGCGAGACGTCCGCGGCGAGTTCGAATATCAAACTGCCTGCTGATGCCATGAAGGTTCTCCAGAACGGCCAGATCGATCGCTATGACGGCCACGCCGCAATCTCGGCTTCCACGTCGAGCACGAGCGGCGCATCGTCATCGGGCGGCGTCATGGCTTCCTGCGCTTCGTTCAGCCACTGCGCCCAGCACATGATTTCGTAGCTGCTCATGTTTTTGCGGACCGCGCCCGCGGTCATGTGTAGGTGCGACGCCACCGCGAACACGATGCGCGTAGCGGGCGCGGTCATGCGTTTTTTACTTCGCCCTGATCGAGCCCGTACATGCGGACGATCGCGCCGCGCAGCTTGACCATATCCATCATGACGCGGCCCGGTAGCGGCTCGTCGGGCGCGAGACGTTCGCCGTGCTCGCCGGTCATGCTCTCGAATAGCAGCCGTTTGATGACGCGATCCATCATGCGTTTCTTGGCCGCTTCGTCGGCGTCGGGCCGGTTCTCTTCGAACAGAATCGCCTCGACCCGTTCGTATCCAACATCGTGCAGCGTGACCGTCCCGAAGAACCGCGTCTCGACGATATCGTTCTCGTTGTCGAAGTGAAAATATCCGGGCGGCTGGCTCATATCGTTCATGGCTTAGGCTCCCGGTGCGACCGTGACAGGATTCGCTTTCGCCGCGGGCTGCGCCTTGTTGCCGACCGTCGCCGTGACCGACGCTTCGAAGCTGCCTTCGTTGTTATAGACATGCGTCGTCGTCTTCGCGCCCACAAGCGTTTCGACCGCGCTGCCATCCTTCCAGTCGATCGCGTACTTCGCCGCGGCCCCGCCCGTTTCGGTCAGCTGCATATCGACGTGCAGCGGCGCGTCACCGCTCGCGGGCGTGACCGCTACGCTCAGGTTGTACTGCTCGGCCGGCTGGTCGCTGTCGGGCGGCTGCGTGAGGACGGGCGCGCCCGTGATCTTCATCGTGCAGGAACCGGCCACCGCCTGATCGACGCCGCCCGTCTCGCTAATCGACTGGACGATGACGGGCAGCGTGCGGACCGCCTTGTTGCGATAGACGATTTCGAGCATGCGTTCTTCGCCATCGTCATACGCTTCGAGCAACGATTCATAGGCCGGATCGGTCGGATCGATAAAGAAGTCGAAGGTGAACGTTCCGGGATCGCGAAAGCCGACGAGCGAGGTTTTCTCGTCATCGCAAAGCGTGGTCGTGTCGATGCTCGTCGCCGGCGTCTGCTGGATCGAATAGGTACGCGCGCACAGATCGACGAAGGTATTGAGTGACCACATCGCGAGGTCGCTGAACTCGGCCGTCTCGCCGGTGGCGTCGCTTCCATAGAGCGCGGCGGTTTTCGCGTTGGTGTCGAGGTCTTGCAGAACGAACGCCTGATTATCGAGCGACGCCCAACCCGTACCCGTGATATGGATCGGTTCGCCGTTCTTCAACTTGCTCACGTCATCGAACACGACATACACGGGATCGCTCGCGCTCGCGCTCACGAGCGCGCCCGTCGCATAGGCGGCGTCGTTCAAGTCTTCCAAGTACATGCGGGTTCCTTGCGCGCTCATTGCTCGTTGCTTTTTCATGCTGTCTCTCCGGTTGAGTCGTCCCACGTAATGACCTGCACCATGCGGCGATTCAGCCGCGTCTCGATTTCATACAGGCTCTGTGCGTTGTCGAAGGTCGGCTGCGGATCGACCGCGCATAGAGCATCGATCACGCGCTGCATGTTCGACTTTGCTTCGCGGCGCGTGCGCGCGTAGCTGTCGACCTGCCAGAAAACCTGATCCAGCCCGGTATAGCCGCATAGGGTGTGCTGGCTCTGCGTGGTCACGTCCTGATAGATGATGTACGGCTCGGAAAAGTTGGCGGGCGCGATCGGCGTGAACACGCGCCCAGGCATCGCGCTATCGAGCACGGCGAATAGTTGATCCTCGGTCATCGCTCAAACTCCCGGCTGATACGTCACGCCGTTTTTCTTGCACCACGCCAGCATGCGTTTCTGCAAGGTGCGGTTCATCGCGCGGCGGCGTCGTCCTGCTTAGCGATGCCCGCGGGCCGCAGCCACGGACGAGCCTGCATCTTGGACGTGCCGAACTCGAGGAAGCGCCCATAGAACGCGTCTTGACCGTAGGGCTTGCGCACGCCGTTGATGATCTGCGGCGACTTGGCCGCCGCGCCGCGCGGCCGCTTGATCGTGACGTTCACGCGCGCCGCATAGCCCGTGCGCTTGTACTTGCTGCGCGTGATATGCGAGAACAGCACGCCGCTCGATCGCGGCGAACCGCCGAACAGCATCAGGACGTTGAGCGCGGCCTGATCCATGATCGGCTTCGCGGCATCGCGCAGCGCGCCCGACAGCATCGATCGCTGGATTTCTTCGGGCAGCGTCGCGAGAAACGCATCGAGTTCTTTCAACCCCTTGACCTCGCTTATCGACATCATGGTTGACCTCCCTGAGTCGCCACGCCGCTGCTGCACATGAGGTGCAGTTCGGACATGCCTTCATAGCGCGGCAGAACCGCATCGATGTTGTAGATCGTCTCGCCGCTCTTGCGCGCGTGGATGACGCGCCACGTCGAATCGATATCGTCGCGCCAGCGCACGCGGATGCGCGTCGTCACGCCTTCGCGGAACTCGGCCGATAGAAGCCACTCACGACCGCTCACGGGCTCGACGGCCGCCCATACGGGCGTGCCCTTGTCGATCCAGTCCGTGATAACGGGTTCGCCCGTCTCGTCGTCGATCTGCACGACGGGCGCCTGCAGCTGCACGCGATGACGAAGCGCACCGCCCCCCATGCCGGTTGTCTTGGTCGCCATCTCATTGACTCCCTCGATTACTCCATCGCGGGATCGCGCCGCTGATGCAGCAGATTGCAGACCGCCCAGGGCAGATAGCCTTGTTCCCACGTCTGCGCCTCGACGCCATCGGGATCGCGCAGGAAGATGCCCGTGAGCAGCAGCGTCGCCTGCTTGACGTTGGGCGGCGGCGGATTCTCGTCGGTATAGGGCGCTTTCAGCTTCAGATACTGAACGACCGAATCGCTCGCGCTCGTCACCGCGATCTGTATCGTGAGGTCGGGAAAGTCGTCATCGAGCCTGAGCGCCGCGCGCGCTTCGTCGATGGTCACAAGGTCGCCGTTCATGCTGCGGTCCCTCCCACGACGCGCATCGGCGCGTCTTTACCGTCGCGGCCGCGTTTGGCCGCCAGCGTCCACGCGTCGCCGCCCGCGTCGGGCTTCGTGTCGGTCGTCGCGTTGCAATGCCAGAGCGACCCCGCCCACGTCACCACGTCGCCGCATCGGTATGTCTCGCCCGTGTGATACACGCCGCGATAGATCATGACGGGCAGCGCGAACGTGGCGGTCTCGTGCGCGCCGCTCGCGCGCTCGATATGCAACGTGAAGCTTCGTTCGCTGTCCATCGCGACGAACGTGCGCGCGATGCCATCGACGACGCACGACCAGCCGTGTTCGCCGCGCGTGTTCGCGTGCGCGCGCCAGATGCCGCCCTGATGCTGCGCGAGCGTGCCGCGTGGATAGTCGCGCGCGAAGTCGATCACGGGCAGCACGTCGATTTCGAACGCGTCGCGCCCGTCGATGCCGTCGCGCGGAAGAGGCATCTCGCGCGTCTCTAGTGCCTTCACGCGATCGCCCAGAGCGTCAAAGCTACTCTGCAGACGGTCGAGCACGCGGCGGTCCTCGGCTGCCTGATGGTCATGCGCCTCGCGCGCTCGACGCAATCCTTCGATCGCGTCCGAATGGTCTTTAATATTCGTGACGGGCGCTACAGGTTCGCGGGTCTCAAGTGATTTCATACGCTCGATGACACTATCGAAGTTGCGTAGTAAGCGATCAAGCTCGCGGCGGTCCTCGACGGCACGTCGATCATGCGCCTCCTGTACGCGACGCAGACTATCGATCGTCTCGGTATGGTCCTTGACGGGAAAGCTCGTCACGTTCACGACCGGCTCACGCGCTTCAGCCTTTTCGAGCGCGTCGAGGCGCGCGGCGAACGACGCGCAATAACTCTTGACGTGCAGCCGGATTGCGCGCGCAATCACGCTCAGCAGTTCGTCGGGAATCTTGGTCACGTCACGCATGGTCGTCGTCTCCCTCGGTCAATCCCGCCAGCAGCTTGTTGAGCCAGCGCGCCACGCGCTCCTGATCGCTTTCGCGGGCTGCTTCGTCGTCGGGCTCGTCGCTCGTGCTGGCGGGCTGGCCGCCCACGGGTGCGCCGATTCCGGGATCGGGCTTCGGATCGGCTTTCGCAAAAGGCTTATTGCGATCGCGTTCGTCGAGCGCGGCGAGCGAATAGTTCTGCTGCTGCATGTAGGGCGTGTCGCCACCTTTCATCGGCCGCAGGTTCAGCTTCTTGCGCGCCTCGTTCGGCGCGGCGATGCCGCCGCCGACCGCATCGGAGAGCGTCTTGACCATCGTCGCCGTATCCATGCGCAGCAGCCCGTCGAGGTCGAGTTCGGTGCGATAGTTATCAGGCAGCGCGAGACCTTCATCGAGGCAGAGTTCGAACGACTCGATCAAGGATTGCAGGCATTGCGCATAGTAGTTCTGGCTCAACGCCTCGATGTTGTTATAGGTCGGCGCCGTACCGACGCCGATCATGTAGCCGGGGACGTGGAACACGGAGCACACGATTTCGCTCGTCATACGAAGCTGATCGATCAGCTGCGCATCGACGGCGGTCATGGTCAGCGGCTGATATTTCAGGTTGTCGCCCAGGACTGCGATGCGGCCGCGATTGGCCCCGCCGTAATTTTCTTCCCAACGGTCTTTCAGGCGCTTGGCGGTCTCGTCGCTGATCGCGCCCGGCGCGACCAGAATCCCGCCCGGTTCCGCGCCGTTCTCGAAGAACGCGGCCGAGTCGTTCAGAATCGCCAGTCCTTGACGCGCGGCCAGCGCGCACGCGAACAGCGGGGACGTGCCGACCAGAGGATGAAAAAGACAGTTCATCCGATCGTGGATGATTTCGGACGCCGGCACGATCAGTTGGCCGCCGTCGCGATCGGCGACGATGCCCGCAAGCTGGTCCATGTCGAGTTGGTAGTACACGCCGCCGTCATCTGTCACGAGCGGGCGCACGCGCGACGGATCGAGTACATAGAGCGCGATGACGACGCCGCGATTGTCGCGCTCCTTCAGGACGTAGGTATTGCCGCGCGTCAGTTTCGACATGATCCAGTTTTCGATGAACTGGATATGGTTCTGGAAGCGGTTCGGTTTGCGCAGCACCGGCGAGAATGCGGCCGATTGAGTCGGTATCCAGATTTCGCCGTCTTCCTTCATCAGCCGCACGGCGAGCTTGCCCACGTCTGCGCTGATAAGCGTGATGCACGCATAGACCGCGTGATAGGCGAGGATGGTTTCGGGACGTAGCTCGATGTTTCGCTGCCATGCGCCCGAGAACGACTCGCGCACGATCAGCGGCCACCAACCGCCAGAACCGAACGGGCCGAGCACGCCGCTGCCG